ATCCGCACATTATCGGCAAGAGCTTCAGGCTTTAAAGGATGACCCCAGGCATATCATCGGTAATTTTGATATTTTACCTTTTAAGAAGTAGCCCTGTAAGCTCACTGGAGGCGCTCTCAGGGCATTTTTCATGAAGTTTCCTGCGGCAGCTGATGCAGATCATACTTCTCCTGTTCCTGCGATAGAAATTAGCGCTCGTTCCCTGGCTAGCAGTGAGCGACCTATGTCAATGCGATCGTGGAGTGCACGAAGATTAGCCTGCTGGGTGAATACCCTTCCCCGGGCCTTATCCCATTCAAGATTAGCCTCGTACATGGCTGTCCTGGATGCAGTGCACGCCAGTCTCGCCTCTGCCTTCCTGGCATCCACGCTGCCTTCCGCGGACAGGAAAGCCTGGTCCACGCAGTCGTCGTAAGCCGCTTTCAGCCTGCGGAATTCTCCCTCCATGTCGGCACTGGTCTCCTCAAGTACCCCGAGGACCGCTACTTCCGCGTCTAGATCCCTCCCGAGAGCGGCGAGCTGCCGGGCAAGCACCTCTGCCTCATATCCGCTCATGCCGCCAGTACTTTCTCCGCAGTTTCCGTGGACCATTCATAAAGCCTGCGTGCCGCGAGGAATGCCTCGAAATTATCCTTATCATGCTGTACTTTCACGAACTTCCAGCTGCGCGGGCGGATTGAGACCGCAGCAAGCCTATCAATGACGGGCATGTTCAGCTCGGTCCCGTCGGGGAGAATAATAAATTCCCCCCTCCCGAGTGCGGACAATTGAAGACCCACCTCGGGATACAGGCTCTTCCCGCTCTTATAGTCAGCCACCCAGGTTTCCCCGGAGATCTCGCAGATAGCGTCGGCAGTTCCCGCATAATTATGCGTGCGGTTCCACATCGTCACCTCCGAGTACAGGAATCTCGGTCGCTTCTCCATGAGGAACTTCGTGAAGGAATTCAGATAAGGATCAACATCCTTGGCATGATCATGAGGCTCCCCTTTCGTCCAGCAGTCGATCGCATGATGGACTGCCGTTCCCAGGTCCGCGGAACCCTGGCGCTCCCGTTCATGGGCATAGCGGATCGCTTCCTTCTTCCCGTAGTCCGAGAGTTCCCCGAGGGATTCCCATTCCCTGGTTGCGTACTCCGCTGCCATTCTCGCAGCCCACCCGCTGAGCTTCGGCTTCGCCAGCTGCGCGATGATCGTGGTCACGCTCGGGACTGCCTCGCCTGTCTTCGGGTGAACGTAGAGACGAGTACCGTCAGGCTGCCCCTGGCTCAGCGGCGGCGGGTTCACGCCTCATCCTCTTTCCCCGGGGGAAGCGGGTAATAGGGGAATCCTGCTTTCTTGTGCCCGCAGAAAGGACAGCACTTGCAGGTCCCGTGCCAGAGATCATCCAGTGCCTTCTCGATGACCTCCGGGGTGAGGATGGACGCCAATGGGTCTTCGGGCTCCCCGTACTCGAAGTCACCGAACCCCGTGAGTTCATCCTGATAATACCCGGATGCCTCGATACCTGGCATTTCACTCATCAGGTTCTTCTTTCCATCCCCGTGAGTAGATGATCTTCAGCTTCATCTCGACAGCTTTGTTTATGTCTATCTCCAGCTCCAGTGCGAACAATCCGAGGTTGATGAGCACATCTGCTAGCTCCAGGGAGACTTCCTCAAGGGAACCCGCTCTGCGAGCCCTCCCCGAGTACCTGCGGTAAGCCCCGATCAGTTCTCCTGCTTCTTCCGCGATACAGAGAGCTGTTACATCAGGGGTAACCTGCTCCGGACGATTCGCGTCCAGGTCTGTCGTGAGTTTCCTGGCGATCTCAAGAAGATCCATCACTCAGCACCTGAATCTTCCCCAGGATCTCCCTGATCACCAGGAGTGCTTTTGATGGCACCCAGCTCATCTGACCTGCGGAACAGCCAGCCTTCGATAGTGATCTTCTCCCCGGTCCCGGGGATGGCGATCTCGTCTTTCAGCATGCCCGCGGACGCTGCCTCCTTGAAGTAACCACGCAGCTTGTCCACGGTGGAGGCATCGGAGATCCTCATGACCAGCTCCTCCAGGGTCAGCGGCTCAGCTTTCACGACCGCTTTCCTGCGCCGGACTGACTTGCTTTCCGCGGGAGCCTCAGCTGCCTCCTCCATCGCGAACTCAGGTCCCTCCGGGGAAACCACGGGCACGTCCTCAGTGTCCGCAGCGACGCTCTCAGGGCGCACGAGAGTCCACCGCACGATCGCGTCCATGGAACCCTTATTGTATAGCGACAACCCAAATTGGTCCCCGAGATTATGAGCGGCGCGCTTCAGTGCGTACGTCTGGGAGTTTGTCAGGGCATTCCCGTGGGCTTCCCCCCGGATAGGATGCGTGCTTTCTCCTGCGTGAGCCCCGTCATAGAAAGTAAGGTACGTCCCGTCCGGGGCATGGACCGTCAGCCTGACCCGGGTCCGGTAGACCACATACCAGGCTTTCCCTCCTTTGCTGGTGGTTGTCTCGTTCTCGCAGATGAGCACCTGGTCCAGGGTTTCCTCTGACCATCTCGCGAACCCGAAGATACGGTTCAGCTCAGCCCTGATGTCATGACCCGCGACATATGAGAGACCTTTAAGTGACAGCACCCGGTTGGGGTGTATCGGCTTGAGAAGAAGGGAGACCTGCTCATCAGAAAGGTATGTCATGCCCGTCCTCTGCCATTTCGGGGAATAAAAAAACCGCTCTCCGTGCATTAATGGATCCTCCGTGAAGGTCGCTCAGGAGAGCGGCGATACATCTAATGATAGGAAACCTGGCTGCCCCGCGTCCAGTACCAGCTGACCCTGGGCACAGCAGAGCACCCTCCCAGGGAAACCTGAGAGGGTGCGTTTGCCTTTACCTGCGGCTGGGTACTACTGTTCTATGTACCTGAACTCCGTGTGGCAGTTGTCTCTCTTGTGACGCACCGTGCGTCTTTCTACTTCCCCTTTCTTTTCCATCGCACGGGTGACATTACGGACCGAGCAGATACTGGAACTGGAAAACTGATTGTCCGGGTGCGCTTTATTCCAGGCAAGCCAGCTTTCGTGATCGGTATACCATCCTGCGGCGCGAATCCACTCTCTCGCCCAGCCGGTCACCGTCCCCGTGGCATGTTTCGTTTTTCTCGCAGGGTTCACTTCCGCATCCTGGGGCGTGCCCGGGTTCTGGATGGCTTCCAGCAGGAAGCCCTCGATCTCCCTCATCCAGTCCTGGGCCTTCTGCAGGACAGGGGCGAGGTGCTCTCTCCCCTCGAAATCGCGGATCAGCTTCCCTGCCTGCTTCCAGTATTCCGCGACCGCTTCCCGCGCCTCCCTGTTGCGGGTATCGTGGAAAGTGATGCGCAACCGGGGTTCTGCCCGTCCGGGGATCCTGAGCAGTGCCAGGCGGGTGTCGGGGACAGCTTTCTCAGTGAGGGACCACAGTTCCCCCCCGTCGAAAGTTACATATCCCCCGTCCTGGAGGATGTGCAGCATATCCCGGGTGTATGCTTCCGGTGAGCCCCACCTGCTGTGGATGCGCTTGATCTTGTGCTCGAAAAGTTCCCTGACCCCGAGATGCACAGATTTCTCCGTACTCGGGCCGTCTTTCCAGAGTGCTTCGAGAATCCTGGTGAAAACCTCAGGGAACAGCATGCCGCCGCTCCCTGAGGTTTCCCCGTCACCCCCGAACAGCCTGGCGATTCTTGCCTCTTGTTCGGTGGGCATGTCATCTATCCTTCGAGCTGGGCTTCCATCTGGAGCTGCCGGTCGTAGATCTTCTGCAGCTGCCCGATCATGGCGAGGACAGAGCTGCGGTGCGTCCCGAAAGTCTTCGGGTTGGTTTCCACGAACTCCCCGGGGTCCCTGTTGGTGAACTGCCCCCCGATCTGACGCAGGCGCGCTGACGGCTGGGGCTTGGTTGCCCTCCCCGGGCGCATGGTGCTGCGACCTTCGATCTCATCAGTGAGCAGCCTGACTTTCGCTGACTCCGTGGTCTCCGCGGCAAGCCTGCGCTGGATGATACGCTGATCAGACAGGGACATGTTTCCCAGGATGATCAGCTTGAGGAGTCCCGCGAACACGGGGTCGTCATACCCGATGCGCCCCAGTTCCGCCATGTGCGAGCGGGAGATGTTCGGGGCGGTATATGATAGCCCCAGCCGTTCTGCCTGAAGTCGCGCCTTCCGTGCGTACTGGACATTCTGCACCGTGGACCTGCTGACTCCCAGCCTCCGGGCCAGGTCCAGCGGGGAAGTGTCATCCTTGAGCAGCCTCGCGATAGCGTTTTCCGTGCTCTCCCGGTCCAGGTTGTCCCCGTGCCCGAGGTTGAGCACTGCCGCCAGCTCGTGCATCTGGTCGATGATCTGCTGAGGGGTGTCGCCTTCATACCGGAAGTTGAGCACCATCGCGGGGAACGTCATCCACCCCAGCTCAGCGGCAGCCAGGGTGCGGGTGTTCCCGTCGAGCAGCCAGCCATCGGCAGTGAAGACCACCGGGGGCATGGTAAGCTCGTCACGAATCATGGTGTAGGGCTTCAGGACTGTCTTGTAGTGGTCGATCTTCTCCTTCTTCGCGAGTCCCCGCGATCCCGCGGTTCTGGATGACCTTGTTCATGTCAGCGAGGTCGTGGTTGGAAATGTACCTCCAGGTCTTCTCCGGGAACCCGACCAGGGTCATCTTCTGCTGGAGAAGCTGCGCGTTCGGGGGGAGGGACTTGGCAAGGGTGATAGCTGCACCCACGTGGGTTTCTCCTTCTTTTCCTTCACCTCAGGGAGAGTTTCCGGAGGCGTTGAGAGTGACTTTACGTGAGAAGCCATCAGTTGTCAATCGTGTGACAAGTTTTTTTCCTGACAGCTGATGACTCTTCACCTGACCTGCGGTTACGCGGGACTGGGGTAGCTTCCCAGTGAGTGATCCAGGTACTGGATGTCCCCGTACGCGATCATCCAGATCGAGGATGACGCTGACAGGTGACTGACATACGGGGCGTGCTCCTCTATCACGTCGCAGGCGAGGCACTTCCATGCCTCCTCGATCCCGCGGATGACTATCATCGGGAACCCGCAGATGAAGCAGTCAGGCATGTTTCCTCTTCCGGTACTCCCGCTCTCCCGGGGTCATCCCCGCCCAGATCCCGTACCCGAGACTGTAATCCACCGCATAATCCAGGCAATTCTCCCGCACCGCGCACCCGGCGCATACCTTTTTCGCAAAGCTCACTCTGTCCCTTTCCCCGGAGACGCCTTTCCCTTTCTGCGGACCCCCGATGTTCTCCGTATTGTAAAACAGGCTGGTATCCATTCCCTGGCATGCCGCCAGGTCTTTCCAGTTTGCCAATTGTAAACGGCAAAATCGGAATGCTCGATACCATTGACATTGTGTTCACTGGTGGCGCGTACTCTGTAGCAATTGCATAACTAATTCTCGCCGGCAACGGCCCGACACGAAAGAGGCAAGATGCAATTAAAACTTAAAGCCACGTTTAACGACGGAAGCACAAACGAAGTCACAACCAATCTGATGACCATTGTTATGTGGGAACGCAAATATAAGCGCAAAGCATCAGAAATGGCGCAAGGCATTGGCGTTGAAGATTTAGCGTTTTTGTTGTATGAGGCAACTCGAGCAGCTGGCACAACTGTGCCGGGCAGCCTTGATGCGTTTATTAACACGGTTGCCAGCATTGACGTATTGGAGACACAAGACCCAAAAGCAGACCCGGCTCAGTAAGGCGCGCGCTGGCAGAGATTTGTGTTGCCACCGGTTACTGGCCGGCAGAGATTACATTTGAGGCAGACGACATGAACGCTGTAATAGAAATCCTCAACAAGCAACGCGGCGGTGCGTAATGGCAAACGTACCATCGGTCAACATTATTGGCGCTAAACAAATACTTAAACAACTCAATACCTTTGATGCCAAGTATCGTCGTCAAATTACTAAAGACATTAAAGCCACAGGCGAAGTTATTTTGCATGATGCACGTTGGCTTATCAAAAGCTTTCCAAACAGCCTCAACAATGGTGCACCGTTGTCTGGCATGGTACGCGGCAACATCATTAAAGGCAGACCGACAGCTTGGAATAACGATCTGGCTAAAGCTGGCTTTGAGATTAAAGTTGGGCAAGCCGCAGGCAAAGAACGCTACGTTACTTTTGCGCGTTACACCAGCGGCGTAAAAACTCACGATGAGCAAGTTCCTTACGGCGCTAAACCTTACGGTCTAATGGTCGTGCGACAGAAAGACCCTGCCGGTGCAATCTTTGACCATGCAGGCATCAGAGGCGGCAATTCGTTGTTTGCACAAAACCTTACAAAAGAAGCTGGTCGAGCACCGCGCGCTATAGATATTGCGGTAGAAAAAAACCGTTTACAAGTAACAGAGGATGTACGCAAAATCTTGCAACGTGTCATGGCACTTATGAACAGAAACATAGAGGCTCAAAGTGGCAATTAACATACCGATTATTTCCAGCCTTGAAGGTAAAGGATTTGAGCAAGCATTACTGCAATTACGCGCGTTAGACACAACTAGCCAGCGTGCCGGGTTTGTAATGAACAAAGCATTCTTGCCAGCAATAGCCACATTAGGTGCGTTAACTGCGGTTGCTGGTTTAAGTGTTAAATCCGCTATGGAGGATGATGCTGCACAGGCGCAGCTTGCGTTGTCTTTGCGTAACGTCGTTGCTGCTACCGATGAGCAAGTTGCGTCTGTTGAGCAACAGATCGCGGCGTTAGAACAAGCCACAGGCGTTGCAGATGACAAGTTACGGCCTGCGTTTGCCACGTTGTTAACAGGTACTAAATCTATTACCGAAGCCAACAAAGCGTTGAAATTGGCTATGGATGTGTCTGCTGCTACTGGCAAAGATTTGTCTGAGGTATCGGATGCGCTTGCTAAAGCGTATGGCGGTAACACTCGAGCGATCGGTCAGTTGTCGCCAGAGATTAAAAAAATGATTAAAGACGGTGCAACTTTGGCAGAGGTGCAAGATGCGTTAAACAAAAACTTTGGCGGTGCAGCCGCTACCGCAGCCGGTACAGCCGAAGGTTCATTTAAGCGTTTAGGTGTTGCGTTGCATAACACACAAGAAGCGATCGGCAAAGCATTGTTGCCAGCAGTTGAAGCCGAACGGATGTCCAAAAGCCGAAGCCCCCTTGCACCTTGAGGGTTTCTTCCCATGCCCGCCGGCCCTTCACGCCACCACCACAAACGATACCATGATCCCGGTCCCGGATTACGTGGAAAGCCAGGATCAGTACGTTCAAATCGATGAATTGACCAAGAGAATCGA